ATTTATATAGGACAGAGTGGATAACACGTTTAGTTGTAAATATAACACAAGATGTATCAAAAATTGAAGTTCCTTCATTTGACTTCAAGCCTGAATCAAACAATGACTATCCTGAAAACAAACGTAAAGAACTAGAAGAAAAGTTGGAAGAACAAAGAGATATATTAATAGCCCAATTGATGAATAGTGTACTTGAAGATTATCTTCCAGGATTAAAAGTTATTAATGAAGTAATAAGAATATTTGGATAATTTAGTAACTATAGCTCACTGAATTGAGTATGTGAGCTATAGAATTTATTCTTTTGTATTTCCATTTCGCTTATTAAAAGCAAGTTCAAATAATCCCGTTGCGCTTAGTCCTGCCAATCCTCCAGCCCACAAACGTAATACAAGCTCTAAATCAGTAAATGGAAAGGAGACTAGACCAATTACTAATCCAACCCCTAAACCTACAAGAGGTAAAATATTTTTGGGCACGTTAACGGCAACTTTAACTAATTGTACTATGGCTAGTACAAACACTGATAACAAAGAAGCAAAAGCAAATACTTCTGTTAAATTTTGATTTTCCATTTCACTCAATCCTCTCAATATTATTTACTCAATAGGTAATCCAGCAGCACGTCTTAACTGGTTAGCTGTAGTATTTAATTGATTGGCTGTGTCGCTGTTGCCAGCTTCTTTTGCAGCAAACCAAGCAGGAGATAGCCACCTAAAAATTATCTCCTGTGCATTGCTCTTGTGAAGCTTAGCTAATGGTGATACAACACCATTTACAGGCAGACCTGCATTAAGTCTTAAATTGTTGGCCAAGTTGTGGAAATGCTGTTGCCCATCTTTATCCCCTTTATACGCAAACCAAGCAGGAGAAATATATTCCTTAATCAGTGACTCAGCTATGCTCTTATCAAGTGGTACAAAGTCTAATGTGACTTGTGGTACTGCTTTAAGTTCCGCTGCCACATCATTCAATAAATCCTTTAATGTCTTACCGTATAAAGCCAGTGCCTGATCTACATCACGTTTACGGGCAGGATCTAACTGCTTATGCGACGGAATGTGTACAAAAGGATTCTTGCCCCACTTATCACAGCAGTAAGCTAGATACCAAACAAAGCGTTTATAGGCTTCAGCAAAATCAATCTTGCCACCATAGCACAACTCGACCCCAAGGGCTGCATCGTTGCTGTCATAGCCAAAGCGTTCATTATCCGTTGTCACATTGTAAAGTACGTGCCATGCTTTTTCGGCTGGGTCACTACCTGTGCCTGTAGGAATAATTTCAAGAATCATTTTGTCATCGATAAAAACATGGGCTGAAGCTGAACGATCTGTAAGGTTATTGAAATAGTTGAAATGATTTAATGCTGAAGCTCCTGGATTACCAGTGTCGTGTGCAACAAAAAAGACCGGACTGCTCGTTTTAAGACGAGTGCCTGGTCTTGTGTTCGAACGCTTTGAAATATAACGGCGTTCAATCTTGTATTTGGTTTTGTCCAATGTAGACCCTCCATTTAACTTATTAAATTCCTCAACTCATCAGTACGCTTGTGAAGCGACTTACTAGATTCTTCAATTCGTGTGACACGTTCACTTAATACGTCAATACGTTGACTTTGTACACGTTGATCAAGCCTTATATCGTCTACGCCACGCCGAATGTATTCGAGATCCGTCTGCAAAGCGGTCACTGTGCCCGCATCATGAGCGGCATCTTGCCGAATCGTGCGTGTTCGACCAAGCCAGCCTAACGCCATGCCGCTAAGGGCGGTAATGACAGCGAAGATTGCTGTGGGGTCCATGGGGGTTCCTCCTTTTTTTGTGGTTTTTTGCGGGATAGGGAATAGCCCTCCGATCGGCTCAGATGGCAAAATAAAAACGCCTTTAGGCGCTGTAATCTTCTTCTGTAATTTGTTTGTATTCATCCGCTGTTATCAATTTATAAAATACGGCTTCTTTCATTTGATCTTCATTGGCCCATTTATTTTTCCATGCCATTTCAAAAATTTGATAATCTGTCATTATGCTGTTTCCTCCTCATTTTTATATTTTGCAAGCTCTAGTTTAGTTGTGATAAGTTGAGCGCCTAGAGAATTAGCTGTAGCCGTTGCTTGTCTCTCTTGTAATTTTGTAGCTACCAGTTCCGTTCCTAAAGGTTCAGTAGCCGTTTCAATTTTTTGTTTCATTTTAAAATCCAAACGGTATGTCTCGTACTCTTGTAGGTTTCTTTCTTCTGCTTCAAGTGCCTGAGCTGCTTCTAAGCTTAATCGTAGTGAGGTAGTTTCAGGATCGATGTCTAAAAGATTTTCGCCTTGCAAGTCTTCTCGTAAAAAGATAATTGCTGGCAATGCACGTATAGGATATAGGTGTTTAACGTCATCGTATTCCGCGCATTGTACTTCTTCTAAGTTCGCTCCTAATTCCTTCCTAATGCGGTCTATCGCCTGCATTGAAGGATAGTCGTGTTGACTATAAATGTATATGGCTCTCATAGTTTTCCTCCTATATTTTTTTTGTAATGATCGTGCCGACTAACCCATTGCCACCTGATGCCCCCTGAGACTGATCATAGTATCTATGACCGCCATTACCACCTGATCCCCCACTTGCTTGAAGCGAACCTGTTAACGTATATGTGCCTCGATAAAATAAGGTTATTACACCTCCTCCTGCTCCGCCTCCGCCTGCTCCTGGATAGGCGGCAGTGGTAGTAGTATCCATACTATTGGTATAACCGCCATATCCACCAGATCCTCCACTACAAGAGATGGTGCTTGATACAATTAAGTTACCTGCACAAACTACGCCAAAATAACCACCAGCAGGTCCACCGTGGCTACCGTCGCCACCATAGTAAGAGCTACCATTACCGTTTCCTGCACCTCCTCCTCCTCCTCCTCCATTGCAATCACCGCCTGAGCCACCTCGATATGTGGTATAAGAAGAGTAAGACGAATAACCGACTGAACCACCACCACCGCCAGCCCCACCCTGTGCATAGGATGAATAATTTCCATCTGCATAGGAACCTCGACCACCACCCGAATCTGGACTTGGCATCTTAATATGATTTTGACTCGCCAATGAATAATTTCTCCACGACCCGTCTGAGGCATAATAATTTGCGGAGCCTCCTAGACCACCTTCACCAAAACCTCCTCCAAACATTCGACCACCTGGGGATCCGTCTTTCAGACGTCCACCTCCTGCCCCGCCTGCTCCACCACGTATTGTGACATCTCCATAGTTGGTCATAAGTGGCCAGATTATAGGAACTCCACTTTCCAGCCCTTTATAGCAGTAGATCGGTCCTCGAATTTCAACGTTGCCTTGAGAAAATATGACAAGCCCACGCATTGGCCGTGTCCTAATATTTGAACCCGCAGATAAAAGGAATGACTCGCACTGGATAACTTCAAAACCCCCAGATGCATAAAATCCAGCGCCTCCAGAAGTGGTGATCATAAATCCTTGTATTTCTCCATGGCAGTTTCCACCAGACCCAGATCTGCCCTGATACACACTAACCTTCAAATATCTACTACCAGTGGGCCACCTAGCACTATCAAGCGATAAGGTAGTTGTTTGCCACGAAGTACTAGTTGAAGCAACACTATATACCTCCCGCCATGTGATGTTATCATCCGATGATTCAAACTTGATCGAAAAGTTTGCATCGCCATCCCCAGTCTTACCGAGATAGCGATGTGTAACAACGATATTATCCACATGGCGAAAAATAGGGAACCCGCCACCCATATCTAGAGTGAATGCCCAAGGCGGATTATCTGTGCTAGTGTTGACATAGGGGACGTTATTGAATCTTGCAACAGTCGAAGTCAAACCATCAATTACGTTAGCGTGATTTAAACCAATACTTCCGGGGATGACTACGGGTCGTCTATCAACCCAATTGCCATCCAAAACAATATCGCCATCACGACCATCACCAAACTGCCCTGCCATAACAGTAGGGATCGACTGAACTCCAGTTTTAAGCTCACTAAACGAGACGACACTAGACGTTTTCGAGATTGTGCCACCTTTACCGATGATGGTTGTCTCTAATTGCGTCTTTCCATCATCTACAGATTGAAAAAGCTCGTTGACTGAAGAAACTAAGTCTTCTTTTTCGGTGGTTTTTAGAGTGGATAAGTCACCTATTATTTTTAATGTGTCAGAGTTGCTATCATCAGAACTAACTGTCAAAAAAACTGAACCTACTTTGCGGAAGGTGTAGGGTATACCTGCTTGTAACTTGCCATGCGCATATGGTACACCCTTTTGATCATTAAGAGGAATTGCGCCAAGACCGTTGATATTAAGTGTTGGCTTAAAGACGTTAGATACATGGGGTACAATGGTTATCCCAAATCCTTCGTTAATTGATACAGGTGCAGGATCTAATGTGACCGTATATTCCCACATATTCCCTGCTGTATGAGCAAATGCTGGTTGGCGTACATAATTGGCTTGTAATTGTTGTACTGTCTCGTCTGACATTTCTTGAAGTGTGATCCCGTCCATATAGAAAGCTCCTTTCTCAATTTAAATGATTACGTCGTTATAGCCTAGCTTATTTTCAGGGTCAAAGGCTTTAATTTCATCCATAATATCTGTGCCACTATCCATAGCTTTCTGGATTGGTTCTGCAAACATTTCTATGAACCTATCTACAGGGGTTATAATGTCATAAATATTTTCCACCCCATTATTCTCCTGATAAGTACCCTTGAAATAAATTCTAGTTCTGGATCTGTCCATAATAAAATTACTTTCTAAAAAATCAATCATTGTTTTTCTCCCCTTAATTTAGTTCAATTTGATAATCTAGCCATCATTACATCGAATGTATACAAAACAGAATATTTATTTACTACCACACCATTGGCAGGAGATATACCACACCATAGAGCATCCGTAATAGATTCGCGTCTAAACACATTATTTGAGTCTCCATTTCCCAAACCACCATTTCCCCCAGAAAGCAAAGTAATACTTGGATTAATTGCCGGTATAAGACTACCTCCTGAAGCTAGTGGTACAGCTATCATAAGACCAGCGTTTTCAAAAGGGACATTTGTAGTTGAATTTGCTGGTACGGTTACTGTGGCTCGAAGAATATTCCCCTTATAACTTCCTTCCTCCCCAAAAATAGTTACCCCAGACTTAATATTCTCACTCTTAAAGTTAGAATCATTAATTTGAATTCTTACTTTAGTGTTTTCTGGATAATAACCAGAATCAAGAGCAACCTCACTATCTAAAAATGTATTGTGTAAGTCGTTAAAGTAACTTCCCACTTTAAATACATCACTGTGTGTTGGCATAGTGCCAACTATTTCTCCATTATCCGTCGTTGCTTTTTTCCCCTGTCTAATATCTCCTGCAGTAGCATCACCCGTAGCTTCTATAATGCTATCAATCTTATCTAGCAAATCGCTCCATGAATCATCTGTAGTTGCTTCTATACCCTTGGCAATAAGCGCAGCAACTAACTCTGATTTTCGCTCATTGCCAGCTTGAAAAGCCTCGTCTAGCTTGGCTTGCAATCCATTCACTCTATTGATCGGGACGCTTTCTGTTGCTAGCACAGCCCCGTTGATAGAACCGTCTGAACCAATTGGAACATTCTTCAGCACGACCAAAGAAATTTTTGAATCTACATTAACACCCTTAGTAAGCTCAATCTCACCACGTTTGACCAGTTCCCCAGCTTCATCCCGAACTGCACTTTTCACTGTATACTGACTTGCATCTAAAAACGCTCTATTAATAATTACGATCAGCGTATCATTTGCTCCATCAAACGTATCAAGTGGAATTTCAAAGGTTTTTTGTTTGTCCTCTGTAGCTATTACCTGCAAAGGATAACTCACTAGCTTTGGAATTCCTGTAGCGGTAACTAAGCTAATCTGATCATCAGTGTAGGCTTTAGCTTTTAAAGTAGCTGCCTTAACTGCTTTTGGTGTAGCTGCCTGATCCTCAATATCGCTGTCAATATCATTAGATAATGAAGTCTTACCTTTAACAGTAAGCGAAGCATCCGGAATGCTAACTGTAGCTATTTTTGAATCAACATAATCTTTTGTAGCCAAAACAGCGGAAGGATCGACAAGCAACGTGACCGCGCTTGAGGATGTAACCTCTAAGATCGTACGAATATATAAATCCTTGCTACTACCACTTGTCAGCGTAGGTTTAAACGTCTCTGGATATTTACCAATGGCGATCAAGTCACCATCCTGATCAAATACACCAGCTTCTCGGATAGTAAACCCACCTATTTCAGCCGATAAGATTGTTTCTACAATAATCCAGTTAGGATTTTTATTGTCTATACTAATCTGGTTTATCGGCCCCCTCCATACTTCTTTTTTGAGTTTTATTTGGGACTCTTCAGGATTGTAATAGCTGCCATTACCATCACCTACAGCCATTTGACTGAACGAAACTTTTTGTCCCGAAGCATAGGCACTAGCTAACTTTTGCTTACTGACATTGGTTAAAAGTGTGTAAAATGTCTCTGCCAATTAATTCCCCTCCTTTAAGGTTCACGGGTATACCTCTACATACTCGATGTCAGCAGTGTATGCGTTAAATCTGATAACACCAGCGCTTGTTAAGCCCTCCGCTCTTATAGGATAAACAGTTATATCCTCGCTACCTATTAAGGCTAGAGCGTGGCTAACGTCTCCCCTGGAAGTTAAGAACACTCTTATTTCCGTTAACCGCGAACGGGTATTTTTATATTCCATAATGAGCCTATCCAGTAGCCTTATCTTTTCATCGGATAGACCTTTATTAGTGACTTCGAGGACCTCAATCCTGAAGGTATACGGATCACCGCCATGCTCAAACCATTCACTTATGATCGCCCTCATGCCAAGTAAATCTATTACTCTCTCAAGAGCGTACCTTGTGCCTTTAGTTCGATGGATATCAATGAAGTTTCTTATAAGGTTTCGTTTCTCATCAAGCGTACTCGCAAGTTCCGCACCCTCCACATGAAATTGCCAAATAAGCTCATCAATCCATTGCTCATCCAGCGTATCTAAATTGGACATAAGCGACAGCCGACTAGCCTCTTTTGTGATCGTTTGTTGCTCTTTATCAATTGCCTGAACCGCAGCTCTCACTTTGGCGTCACTAAGCAAGTTAGGTGGTAATAAATCAGCCAAGCTAACCTGATCAAGTTTAATCATCGGTCAACCCTCCATAGGTCACCGTTACCTGATCTGCTATGGCTACCTCGTTAAAAGCAATAGCTGTGTAGATCGGGCTTTGTATATCCACCCTGTAAGCTCCTGCTTGCATGACAAGCCTAGTTAACTCAGAGGGGTTTATATTGCGTCCAAGCTTAGATTTTTGCCATAATATATAAGCCTGTACAGCATCGTTTACAGATGTTTGTATTTGCGTTACAGAAGCAGAATTATTGATATCTATCCAGTAAGTCAAACCAATATCAAAAGACCGTACAACGGGCGCTGAGACGGTTACATGATCTGTTAAGGGTCGCTTGTCCTTTGGGTCACATATATCCAAAATCTTATCTAGTAACTCTTGTGTAGGTAGCGCCCCGCCTGTGAGTAGTGGGGTAATTAATACCACTCCATCTGAAGGGCTTGTCACTGACACATCAACGATGAGCTGTGAAGCCGTTAATGCCCAATACCGATAAGCGCCATCTGGACCTGCAACACTAAATGACTCAGGAGCTGTACGTATTCGCTCACGGTATGCATTATCATTTTCGGCATCTGCACCGCCAGCACTTTCAGTAATATTAATAACTCCTGAAACGAAAGGTAGAGGGTCTATAAACGTGTTGATTTGCCCAGATGTAAAACCGTTACCAACATTGCCTGCAACTGAACATGTGGCTTTTACATTGCCCTGTGTTTGTCCTGGTGGTATTTCCAGTAAGGCATCCGTTACAAAAAACAATTCTCCACCACTTCCGTCGGGTGAAACTCTGGTCCCTAATGGAATAACCGATGCTGATGTAAGAGGGATAGATAAAGTAAATTGCAATGTCGTTTGAGCCGGTACAGCCTGCAATCGCTCTGCCTTATATGTGTATCCCCAATCATTTAGGGCATCACCACGAGCATATTTTAGTAAGCTTTGTCTTGCACTGTCGTTAATAAGCACGCGCTGTTGTACTATGATTTGAGCAAGTGACAATAAAAAAAGGCGTACTGGATCTGCCTCGTAAAGAGTTCTGTCCGTCACCGCCTCATACACCGCTATGATATTGTCAATCGTAGTTTGTGGATTATCATCGATAATTTTTAAGTCAGACATGTCACACCTCCTCGCTTGTTGGGATACCCCTAAACTACAATGTTGTATCGCACAATCGGCTTCACAGTGTTGCCGTCCTTCCTTTCAAAGGTCAATCCCGTTACGACCACGCGTGGTTCAGCTTCTTGGATTGCTGTTATTATCCTGTTGGTCATCTGTGACTCGTAGAATGTTGATGATGTATCCATCCCGAAAGAGTCCAATCCGAATGATCGATCCAATGGTACAGTTCCTGCAACTGTCTCGAGTATGCACGTGATGTTTTGTTCTATTTCTGCTTCTAAGGTACTTGGAGCAAAGTTAACTATCATAGGGCATACTCCTTCAACTCTATTTCGGCTTCTGCGACGAGGACAACGCCCTTATGATCCACGGTTAAGTAGCTTATGTCTAATGACGAGATAACCCACTTATGAGTGCCTAGCGCTTTTGTGCCAATTGTGAGCGTGTAGGGCTTGCCTGACCTCTCGATAGTAACTAAGCGATCTGTCTCTTCACGAGGATTAAGGCCATATGAGGCATCAAAACGCATGGTGAACGATACTGTGTCCAATCCAGGTCCGATAAACTGTGATAAAGGTTTTTTTCCGAGAATATCGTGATCAGCCCATCGGCCTGCGCAAGTTCGGATAAACTCATCAAACGTACGGATCTTTGTGTTGCTAACCAGAAAATTTAT